TTTCCAGACTTCATTGTGAAGAAAAAATCACCAGAAGGAAAGATCGATACGATTGTCGTCGAAATAAAACCTCATGCGCAGACACGGCCTCCGGTGGTGATAAATAAGCCTAATAAGCGTTACATTAATGAAGTCATGACATGGGGTGTCAATGAAGCCAAATGGAGAGCTGCAGCAGTATACTGCAATGATCGCGGTTGGAAGTTCGACATACTTACAGAAAAAGAACTAGGAATTAAGTTTTAATGGCAATAGTCTTTGATACTATCATCACACAAGGTGTTCGTTCAGGACAGATTCCTGCGCGTACGAACTCTGCGCGTGAGTGGTTCAGAGATACTGCCGGCAAAATGAATCGTATCAATGAGCGTGAGATGATGAAGGGTGACGTAAGTCGTATGACTACTCAGCCTCTGCTCGGCTCGATGTACATGTTCTACTATGATCCGAAACATAAAGAAGAGCTTCCATACTACGACAGATTTCCTCTGATCTTTCCATATAAGAAAGTCAAAGGCGGATTTATGGGACTCAACTTACACTACTTGCCGTTGCAACTCAGAGCGAAGTTAATGGACGGTTTATATGACTTTGCAAACAATACTCGTTACGACGAGTCGACTCGTCTGAAACTCAGCTACGAACTCATGACTCAGGCAGCAAAGCTAAGATGGTATGCTCCATGCATTAAGCATTATTTGGCTTCACATGTGCAGTCAAAGTTTATGTACGTTTACCCATCAGAATGGGATATCGCTCTCTTTTTACCAACAGAACGTTTCGTCAAAGCAAGAAAGAACCAAGTTTGGATGGACACGAAAAGAATGCTAGGAGTTACTAAGTAATGTCAAACAAAGCTGAAGGAAGAACCAAACAAAATACCCTCGCCGGGAGACTTTTAACTTTTGCAAGTCCAGCAGTTGAGGCTTTATCTGGAAAACCTATCAGTGCATTTGTTCAGGCGAGTCAAACGAAAGGTGGTAGAGGCGGAGGAAGAGCTCCACAAGGATCATCAGAGCGTGCTCATCAAGATGTATTTGATAGGATTGCGGCTCGTGATAATCCGCAAGGCGCGCAGGGCTCTCAAGGCGCAACAAGCAGAGGTGGTGCACAAGGTGCAACTGCGAAACCTAAGCCTGCGGCAAAAACACAAGTAGCTAAAGGCGTCAATAATAATACAAAACAAGAAATTGAAACTAAAAATTCTGAATTTAGCACCGGTGAACGCAGTAAAGGCATATTTAATATCGGTCGATTTAGAGCCGAAGTTTCTGGTGCAGATAGTATACTTCCTACACATAGCTTCTTAACAGTTTTTGCTCCGATGCCATGGGCAATAAAAAAGTTTCCAGCCGGAAATCTCGATTCGATTCTGACAATGAGATGCGATAATGTTGTTCTTCCTTCTATTAATCTATTACAAGAACAAAATATCAGAAGATACGGATTTGGTCCAGTTGAAAATGTTGCGTATGGCGTAAATGTCGGAGATTTTACTCTTCAGTTCATCGTCGATAAAGACGCGCTGGTTGTAGAATTCTTTGAAGAATGGTTAAATCTAATCGTCAATCGCGACTCTTTTGGTGGCGCGAATATGAATAATAATAAAATTGGTGGTTTGCGAAGACCATATGAGATCGCTTACAAAGATACGTATGCGTGTCCGAATGTAAATGTATTTGTATATGATCGGTCACAAAATGCTGTGATGGAATATCATATATATGATGTGTTTCCTACCGGCATACAAAGCATGAATATGTCATGGAGCGAAGAAAATACTTTAATGAAGTTAAACATCACTTTTTCTTTTACTGATCTTCGAATTGAAAGATCGAAATCGAAGAATAAAAAAAGCCAATCGATTAATGATGAAATTAAAGTGACTGCGACTGGTCCGTATGCGGTTCAAGGAATGGGTGCTGGAGGTGTTGTTGATCTTGCTACTCTCGATCCAACAGGCGCCCGAGGTCTTGAATTAACAGATCTATCAAATGAAACTACAATCATCGGCGATGGATTTAGATCAAGAGGTTCGCCACCTCCTCTTCCGCCAAACACATTTTCTAACCGCGGCGTTGAACTCGCCGGGTTTCCGAAACGATATGACACACTTGGAAATCAAATAACAACTGTCGAAGCATAATTTATAATTTAGGAGAATATATAATGCCTTTACCAAAAATCGACCAACCACTCTTTGACGTGACGATTCCCTCTTCAAAGAAAAAGATTCTCTTTCGACCATTCTTGGTGAAAGAAGAAAAGATCTTGCTCATCTCTCAACAAGGCGGCGAAGACACTGATGTGATCAGAGCCATCAAACAGATCTTAAAACTTTGCGTGCAAGATGAAGATTTTGATGTCGATAAGCTTACGACTTTCGATCTTGAATATTTGTTCTTAAAACTGCGAGCGAAATCTGTCAACAACATTGTCAAGTTATCTTATCGTGATAACGAAGACGATAAAGTTTATGACTTTGAATTAAACCTTGATACGATTGAAGTCGAAATGCCAGAGGGTATTGATTCGACTATTAAACTGTCTGATAATATTGCAATGATCATGAAGTATCCGAGCTCGAGCATCACTGATAAAATCACGCAGTTTGATAATGAAGTCGATCTCATGACATTCTTTATCATTAACTGTATCGATACCATCGTAACAGAAGAAGAAATTTATCCTGCTTCTGAATATACAGACAAAGAACTCGAAGAGTTTCTCGATCAATTGCCAGTCAATTCTTTCGATTTAATTCGGCAATTCTTTGAGAAGATGCCGAAGTTATATCATAAGATTGAATACACAAATGAACTTGGTAATGATAGGAGTATCGAGTTAACGAATCTCAAAGATTTTTTTATGTGGCGCTGAGTCACAACTCGCTTCAAAACTACTATAGTATGATCTTTGCTTTGGCTCAGCATCACAAATATTCGATAACTGAGATCGAAAACTTAATACCTTATGAAAGAGATCTCTACGTTGATTTATTAATGGCTCATCTTGAAGAACAGAGACAAGAAATAGAGAGTAGAAGAAAGTAATGCCTAGGTTATTTGAAACACCGGTTTCTGCTGCAGTAAAATCGACCATCGAAGGTACTTTCGGTCTAGCAGGAAAAGTAGTAGAAGCTGCTGGCAATGCCGTGCGCGGCGTTGGAGAAGCGGTAGGAGGAGCTCTCGAAGGAGCTCTTTCTCCTGCACCGGTAACTGTTATTAATGGTGTTGGTATGGCAGGTCAAGCCGGAAAGTCGAAAGTGTCTGGTTCAGGCACTATTCCCGCTTCTCCTAAAAAGTCTGCACGACCGGCTGTCAATCCAAATATGCCTACAGAAAAACTGTTAGTAGTAGCAGTCAATTATCTTTCTTCGATTGAAAAAACTCTTGAGCAACAACTTCAGTTTGAAAAAAGAGCATTTCAGCAACAAGCTCAAGCAGAAAAAGAAGCGTCGATCGAATCCGGTGGAAGTTCATTTCAAAATCCGTTTAGTAATTTAGGAGAAAAACTCGACGCGATAAAAGATAATGCCAAAGAAAGAGCTGGAACTGTAGGAAAGCTTTTAATCGGTGCCGGTTTGCTTGGTACTCTTGGCCTCGCTGCTCTTGGAAATTTAGACACATCACAATTAGAAGAACTAAAATCGAATTGGGCGGCTTTTACTGATAAGATATCTCCTATCATTGGTTTCGTTCAAAATTTTGCAGCCGCATTGGGCACAACAGCAATCGCAGGAGCGGCAGTAGGAAGTGTTTTCGGTTGGAGAGGAGCACTCCTCGGATTAATTGGCGGGAAAATATATGAAGATGCTTATGGAACATTTAATGAAAAAACAGGACAAAGAGAAGGTGGTCAAGGACTGCTTTCATCGATAGTTAGTAATTTTCCACTCGCAGCGGTAGCTATAGCTCCTGTCACCGCTATTAAATTTGCATATAAAGGACTTAAAACTATAGCAGGTGCACTTACTGCTTTTACAAAAAAACAAGCAGCAAGATTTATGGCATGGTTTGCAGAAAAAGCCTTTATACGTTTCGCTTTCTCTGCATACGGTAAAAATAGATTGTGGAATCTTTTCTTAAGATACTTAGAAAAGAAAGCTCAGCAAAGACTTCTTGCTCAAATTGCTGCTGTGGCCGCTACGACCGCCGCTACTACTGCTGCTGAAGCTACACTAGCTGCCACCGGTATAGGTGCACCAGTGGCTGCGGTTTCTGCCGTGGTAACAAAGCTAATAGCAGCAGGTTTTACTGCTTGGTTGCTATGGGATTTGTATCAAATTTGGGTAGAATTCTCGGAAACAGCAGAAGCGAGAGCACAAGAAGCTACCGACGATGAAAGAGCAAATGCATCGCCTGTATCTACAGCCGCAACACCTGACGCGACAGCAACATCCGGATCTGCAAATATATCAGGCGCTCCTGTGGCTTCTGCAGCTCAAACACAAAATCTTCCTTCAATTCCTGCAGACGTAGAAAAAATCCTTGCTACTATCAGAACACGCGAGTCTGGTGGCAATTATGGTATTCCACATCCTAATGGCATGCCAGGTCAAACTGCATCCGGCGCTTATGCATTTACAAATGGATCTTGGAGAGGATTAACTAAAAAGTATAATATAGGAACAGAATATAGTAGCGCCTATCTTGCTCCGCCGCCTATTCAAGATGCTGTTGCCGCAAAATACGTTCAAGAAATATTACAAAAAGCCGGCGGTGATGTTTCGAAAGTTCCACTTGCCTGGTATACAGGCAATATACAAGGAAAGATGTCTGCAAAGGCGCTTGCTATAAACAATGGTATGACTCCACAAGCATATCAAGCAAAATGGATGGCAGATTATACCGGTGGAAAATATTCGGCTTCTTCTTATGATTCGCAAGGAGCAAGTTCGCAAGAATCAAAAGGTGTTATGGGTTCTCTTGCTGATTTAGGCAAAGGCGCAATTGAAAGCGCCGGTAAAGTGTTTCAAGCCAGTCTTGGAGAGATGAGTCTTACAACCGGTTCGCAGTTATCTAATAAATTTAATAATAATATGCAAACTCCTGTAAAATCAGAATCTGCGGCAGCTGCCAAAATTTCTAAAATATCTACAGAATTACAAAACACGGTTGATTTAGGGAAATTAGATTCTACTAAAGCAGCAACCGAACCAGCATCTGCAAATATATCTCCTATTGGAAAACCCGGATCTTCAAACGATAGTAAGCGAGATCACTTTGATCCGAATTACCCAAGCGATAGCTTGCTTATGGAAAAATATATGCAACATCAAAAATTGGTAATTGCATAATGGCTGAACCGGTTACGATTGGCGGCCAAACCTTCATTAAAACTGGTGATGGATGGGTAGATCAAAAAACAAAAATAAAAGCGCCCGAAGGCTTACTTAAGCTTCTGAATAATCTTCAATCTGAGAATTCTCTTTCTGAAGGCAAGAAGAAGCGTGTTCGTATTGATCCTTCTCGACCTGTTATAAAACTCGGTAAAACAGAATATGTATGGGATCTCAACGGAAAAGTATGGATCGATAAGAAAACAAGAGAAGCTTCGAATCCGCGTTTTAGCTTATTGATTGAAGCAACATATCAGTCGACACTCGGCAGTGATCAGTTACAAGATCCCGGTACACCAACTCCAAGCACTGCGGCCGCAAAAGCAGCAATGAAAGATGTGCTTGCAAATAATATGTTTGCAACAAATCAAAAAACAAAAACTTCGAAGACAGGAAGCGGCACACTTCCTTCAATGAGTAATATTAAAATTAATTCTCCTATCGTTCAGATGATAGAGAAGCTAGCTACGATTGACGGTTATCTCAAGCAAAGATTAAATAACAATATATCTTCATATAATACGCGCAGTGTTTCTACAAAAGAACAATCGATAGAACAAGGTGCATCGCAAACAGATGCTACTCCTAATTTAGAACAAGAAAAAGTCGATGCTGAAGTAGAAAAAGCAAATAAAGAATCGAATGGTATATTATTAGGTGCAGCTGTTGCAGCTGGAGCTCTTTTTATATCTCAACTCGATCCGGTAAAAGAAACTTTTAATGCTATTGTAAACTTTGCAAAAGGTGTTTATGATTTTGCATCAGGAATAGCTGGAGTTTTTAATGATGGCCTACGCAATATTGTAGGAACTCCAGAGTCAAGAGCAGCAGAAAAATTATCAACTGAAACTGGTTCTTCTGCAACAGGCGTAACACAACCTTCCGCCGAAATGCAACAAACCAACGACCAATC